ACCCCAGAGCAAGTGGCTGTGGGCAGGAATGTTTCTGATTACCTCAAACGGATTGGAATGTATGGCGCTTGAAGAACTCTCCAAAGCCGAACTCAAGAAACAGATGAAACGCTTTATTGCTGACAAAGAGCGTGGCATCTCCATCCCGATGTTTTGCGAGTTAGCAGGCATTAACAAAGACCACTTCCTCGATGTCTTTGACCGAGAGAAGCATCCACTCACTGAAAACGTCCAGCGCAGGGTCAACAAGGCCTATATGCGCTGGAAATCAGGAATTGTGAAGGTCATGCGTCGCAATGACAAAAGCCGCTATGTGGACTTCAGACGGGAGCCACAGCCCCCCATTTTTCCGTCTACAGGGTTGAAAATGACCTCTGAAGGCATCAAACTTCGTGTTGGTATGGTCAACCGACACGACTACAGTGAATCTGACCTAAATGAATCTTTGAGAGGGTAAATATGGCTGTTTTAAAAGACTATTGTTGTGACCAACACGGATTGTTTGAGGCATGGGACCCAAAATGCCCCATCAAGTTCTGTAAGGGCAACATCTCCGTGGTTTTCCTAAAACCAGTGGCTATGAAGTCGGATAAAACCAAATCAACGGACAAAAACTTAAAACAGTTGTCCATTGATTACGATATGACCGACATCAAGACCACCAGAGAGGGTGAACACCAAGAAGGCTACATGAAGCGCAAGAACAAACTGACTGACAAACAGTTTGCAGAGGCTACAGAGGCCATGCAAGCCCAGAATCAGCAACAAGCAGCCCAGCAGCGCCCGGGCAGTAGCGTTTTGTGGGGAAACGGCGGTAACATCAACATGAAGTCAGTCCTTGGTGGACAATTCAAATCCGTGATGGGAGAATCAGTCGGCATAAATCCCAAAGCAGCGGGTGACTTGCGTGGACCCGCCCCGGCAAGTTACGTGGCTGACCACGAAAACCTTTCAGTGAGTAAGTGATGAGAATACCCAACGACCCAGAAGAACGCGAGAATTTTTACTTGCACATCATCGAGAAGTGTCTCGCCTCTCGTGAAGAACGCAAACCCGATTACGCTTCTCTGAGAAGTTGGTATCTCTTTGGCAACGGGCAAGACGAACCCCCTGCCCTGTACAACAAAATCTTCCCTCACATTGACCAGCTGACTTCGTTCCTGTACTCAGCCGAGACAACCCGCTTCTCTATCAACGTCGGCGCTTCTGTCTCCGAGCAAGAGCAGGTCAAAGTCCCGACACTCACCCGCGCTCTGAACGATGAGTGGCTAAATAGCAACGGCGACCAAGTGTTCTCTCTGGCAACCACATGGTCTCTGGTCTACAACTCTTGCTTCATCAAGCTCATCATCAAGAACGGTATCCACCCCTACCTTGTTGAGCCTTCTTGCATCGGCGTGTTGCGGGAAGACAGCCCACAGACTGACCGACAAGAAGCGATTGTCCAGACGTACTACATCACCAAGTCCGAGCTGTATGACCGTTTGTTCTCGCACCCCAAGCGTGACGCCATCGTCAAGCGCGTAACGGCTACCCAGCACGAGCGCACCGAGGTGGCTAACGGAGTTGAGCGCATCATCATGTCTCAATCCAACCCAACCATGTACGGTAACGTTAACCTTGACCTTGGTGGACAAAACAAGTACCGCGCTACGGTCGCGGAAGAAACAATTGAAATGACTGAGTTGTGGTTGTGGAATGACGACACAAAAGACTACCAAGTTGTTACAAAAGCCGACCCAGACATCATCATCTATGACCGTCCGGGTGAGTCAGTATTCCTCAAAGGTGAATTGCCATTTGTGCAAATCTGCCCGAATCCTCTGTACGACTACTACTGGGGGGCATCTGAAGTTCAGCGGCTGGTGTACTTGCAACAACTACGCAATAAGAGGATGACCGAAATCCTTGACCTGTTGAGCAAGCAAGTCTCGCCTCCCACGGCGCTGATTGGCTTCACAGGCATCTTGGATGAAAAGAACTTTGCTTTGAACCGCGCTGGCGGTCTGTTGGCCTCTGATATGCCCAACGCCAAAGTCGAGAAGATGGCTCCCCAAATTCCTCCTGACTTGTTTGCCGAAATCAAAGAGATTGACGCTATGTTTGAGGAAGCCTCTGGCATTGTGAACGTGCTGCAAGGCAAGGGTGAGTCCGGTGTTCGATCTTCAGGCCACGCTTCTCAGCTCGCTCGTCTGGGTTCAAGCCGCGCCAAGAAACGTGCGCTCGTCATAGAGGACTCTCTTGAGAAGCTGGCGACCTTGTATCTCAAGTGTATGCAGGTCTACGACCCTACCCACTTTAAAGACATGGAAGGCCGTCCTTTCATTGCCGACCAGTTCACGCAGGACTACGTGGTCAAGGTGGACGCGCACTCCAACTCGCCCATCTTCATGGAAGATATGCGCCAGCTTGCGTTTAACTTGTACAAAGAAAAAGTCATCGACAAAGAATCACTTATTGACTTAATTGAACCGCCGATGAAACAATTGCTCAAAGACCGTCTTAAAAAGATGGAAGCAAAGGAACAAGCGGCGGCTCAACAGCAGCAGGCTCAAAAAGCCCAGCAGCAAAGCCAGCCCAAAGGTGAGCAACCTAAACAGGAGTAATGATGGCAAACGCAGCACCCAAGGTAACAGCCCCCAAAGCTGACCAGCCTCGCGCTACAACTGAGTCTGTAAAACAAACTCAATCACCGCCATCATTGACATATCGCTCAACAGGGATTAAAAACGCTACCGGGCGTAGTCAACGGGATTACACTCGTCGTTAACCAACTTGGAGAAAACCATGCGTAAAGCTCACAAAAAAGCACGTAAAACACGTCGTTAATTTGACCCGAAAGGGGAAAACGGGTATGGCTGCTTCTCCGATTCAAAGTAAGTGGCCGCAGCTCAAGGAGTCCTATCATGGCACGTAAAGCTCGCAAAGGCCGTAAACACGGCAAGTAATCCGTAAGGATTTGTCTTTGGACGGCTGACATAAAATGCCGTCCACCTATTGACAACGAGTTTGTATGTGATACACACTCGCCCCCAAGGAGTTTTTATGAGTGTTCCGCAGGATAAATTAATGGAATTGATGAAGGGTAGTCGCTCTGCTGGCGGCGGTAATCCTTCTGGCGTCAATATGCCCTTTGGTGGCGGCGCTCCTGCTCCCGGCAACATGTCGGACTCAGAAACTCCCCCGATGGCCTCGCCCATGTCTACACCTGAACCCAAGATGGGCAGCAAAGAAGCTGCCATGATTAATTTGGGTATGGCTCAAGATTTGCTGGAGCAATCGCTCCCCGCCGTCGGCTCAGATACAGATGAAGGTCGCGCAATCCTCGCGGCAATCTCGGCAATCAACAAAACGCTTGGCCCCCGCAAAGGCAAGACTAACGAATTGCAGCAATCTGAAATTTTGCAGATGCTTCAATCCCTCCCTCAAGCTGGTGGCGCAACGCCAGAGGGCAAGGCCATCGCTCAAGCGCCGATTCCCGGTATGCCATCCGCAGGTGGCGCACCAACACCACCACAAATGTAAGGAGTCCATCATGGATTTGTTTAAACCTCGCGGCGCTGCTGCACCCCGTCGTCCCACTGACAACAACCAGAAAAATGGCGTTGTCGTGAACACACCCCGTTACGCTGAACTCGGCGGCTTGTCCGGCGCGTCCAAAGTGGCTAAGAACAGCATGGCTGTTCAAAAGCCCGGCGACGGCAAACGCGTTATCTAATCAAGGTAAGAGGGTAAAAAAATTATGTCACTCGAAAACATTTCACTAGAAGCCCGTGATGAGCTTGCAGCCTTGGCGCAGCAACTCGCGGAAAACCCTGCAACTCGTAAAGAGTTCCTTCGCATGACCAAGAAGGTCAAGCCTGACCTTCCTATCCCTGAGTTGGATATTGAAGAGCATACCAACAGCATCGTCTCCAAGGCAGACGCTCGCGTTCAAGCTCTTGAAGCAAAACTCCGGGAACGTGATGCAGTGGAAGAACTCCAAAAGCGTCGTAATGACCTCGTGAAAAAGGGTTTGATTTCTAATGAAGATGAAGTCGGTGAAGTCGAGAAGTTAATGCTGGAGCGTGGTATCACCAATCACGAGACAGCAGCGGAGTATCACAAGTGGATGAAACAGGCAGCAGTGCCAACATCCTCTGGGTACAACCCTTCAGCTGTGAAGCAGTTTGACTTGAACAAGTACTGGAAAAATCCAGCGTCTGCTGCACGGAATGAAGCAATGAATGCACTCAACGAACTGCGTAATCCGCGCCGTCCGATTGGGCTGTAAGAGGGTATTTTTTAACTAAGGAGGCCTTATGGCTATTGGCGGCGGCATCCTACCAGCAACAGGCAGTTCACAATTCAATGAACTGACCTACGTTACTCGTAGAGCCTTCATCCCCAAGCTGGTTGTCCAGCTTTACAACTCGACACCCCTCATGGCGGCTCTGATTGCCAACAGTCAGCAAGCCTCAGGCGGTGTGTCTTCCGTAACCGTTCCCGTTCAAGGCGCACAGTTTGTGAATGCCCAATGGTCTGACTACAGCGGCTCGTTCGCTCAACCGTCAGTCCAACAAGGTGCTTACAACGCTGAATTCGACCTGAAACTGATGATTTCTCCCGTGCCGTTCCTCGGTATGGAAGGCGCAGTTCAGCAAGATGCAGCCATTATTCCGTTGATTGAAGCTCGTATGAACGACGCAACCAACGTGATGATGGACGCAATGGCTACAGCCTTGTACAACAACACGACTGACACCCAACAGTTCATCGGTTTGCCTGCCGCTGTGTCCTCTTCTGGCACATACGGCAACATCAACCGTTCGACCTACAGCTGGTGGCAATCTAAGCAGTACGCTGCTGGTAACGTGAACCCAACTCGTCAAAACATCTTGCAATACATCTCTGGTACTGTGAAAAACGGTGCTGAAATGCCTAGCTTCGGTGTCTGCGGCTTCGGTACATGGACTTTGTTGGCTCAAGACTTCGTTGGTCAAGAACAATACGTCATCACTCCCGGCTCTGGTTTTGACAATGACCCCAACGGCCCCCAAGCTGCTTTCCGCGCTTTGATGGTTGCTGGTGTGCCAATCTATCCAGACCCATATTGCCCAGAAGGTACTGTGTACTTCTTGAACACTAACTACTTGTCGTTGTACATCCACGAGCAAGGTTCGTTTGTGTTTACAGGTTTTGAGTCCACACTCCCCAACTGGCAAATTGGTTATGTTGGCGCTGTTTTGATGATTGCCGAATTGGTGAACGTCAAGCCTAAGTCAATGACCCAAGTGACGGGCTACAACTACCTCTCACTGTAAGGAGTCATCATGTCATTAGGTTTAAACAAAATCATTCTGGCAAACGCCAGCACCAACACACCCGGCGCGTATTGGCAATTAGCAACTGTGAACGTCGCAGCAAGCGGCAACACAGTAGTTCCTGCTGGTACATACTTGGTGTTCCCAACAGCTAACGTGACCATCGAGGCCGTTTCAGCTTACAACTCCAACACTGCTTGCACAACACCTTCCACATGGTCGGTCTGCTTGGCAAACAACACTGGTGGTGTGCTGATTTCTGACGGCGTAAACGTCCGTGCAAACGCTATCGTTGCTACTTCTGCAACCGTTACACTGGCAACAGTGAACGGCGGTGAAGCCGCCTCCGGTACGTTCAACAAGTAAGGAGTTGGCATGGCTAATCCAGATTCACTAGCTCAAGCAACGGGTGACATAGTTAGTAACTATCGCCTCGGTGTCATTCGCGGAACGCAATTGAACACCGCTGGTAATGCTGTTATTACTATTCCCATCTTGAATGGCGGTCTGACGAATAGCAATGCTACGGTTGGGTCAGGTTCGGTCATTGTGCGGCGCGTAACCGTGCAAAACCCTATCGGCTCAGTCGCATCGGCAAATATCTCAATTGGTACGACCAACGACGGCGCTAATTTAGTGACTGCTAACACAGTCCTTTCAAGCGTGTCTGCCGCTGGTAAGTACCAAGATATTTCTAGCACTGCAACGACTTCAGCCGTTACTGGAAACGTAACTCAATGCTTCTACGTCAACGTGAACACTGCTTCGGGTAATGCCAATACAGTGGACATCGTTGTGTGGGGCGATGTTGTGAGCTTCTGATGGAAACTGTTTACGTAACGAACAATAGTGGCAAAACGCTGGTCGCTGACTATGCGTTTAAAAACTATGAGTTCCCCGTTGGCGAAACTGTGCAGCTGGCTGTTGACGCAGCCAAGCACATTTTTGGTTTCGGCGTAAACAATAAAGAACCGCATTTAATCCGTCTGGGTTTTATGCGTGTCAACACAGAACGTGAACAAGCATTGGAGAAACTTGAGAAGTTTGAAATTTCTCATGTTCCTCCCGAACAGAACCGCTCGTTACCCTCGGCGGTCGGCGTAGTACCCCTTCGCGTTGAAAAACGCGCTGGGGGAAAGTCGTCTCTCGCTAGGGCAGCTTAAACATGGAACTTAAATGGCGACTCTCGCTTCCTACATCACGGAAGTCCAAAGACTGCTGCATGACGCAAACTCAGTCTTCTGGTCTCAGTCCGAATTAACGGACTACATCAACGATGCCCGTGAGCGCGTTGTACGAGATACTGGCTGTTTAAGAACTTTACAAGCTGCAAATACACCCCTAGCACCCGACGGTACAGCTGCTATCCCTTGGAATGCCGGGACAGTCGTTACTGCTGGTCAGTACGTCTTCTCCGGCATTTTCATTTACCAAGTGGTCACTGGTGGCGCTTTGCCGTCTACCGTGCCTCCCTATCCTTCCGCAAATAGCGTGTATCCACCTTCGGGCAACATTACTGTTGGCTCAATTGTGTTGACTTACACGGCTCCTTGCGAAATCATCCCTTACGCAGCCTTGCCACAAGGCATTCAGACGTTGGATGTGCTGACGGTCAACCTTTTCTGGGGAAATAGCCGCATTCCTTTGCGCTATCTTCCTTGGACAAACTTCAACGCTCAGTTGCGCTATTGGCAAAACTACGTAGGCCGTCCCGTGTGTTTTTCAATTTACGGGCAAGGGCAAATCTACATTGGTCCAATCCCAGACCAATCGTATCCAATCGAACTGGATACGGTTATCTTGCCTCAACCTTTGACATTGAACAACGCTTCGGCAACGGACGTTATCAATGACCCCTATACAACGCCTGTAGCGTTCTATGCGGCCTACAAAGCCAAGTACAAAGAA